TGCTGGAAGCACGGGAACTCTACAAATTTGTTTATCTCTTAAATCCAAATCTGCTATAGAAGTAACTCCATACTCTTCTAAACTTTTTCTATTAACAACATCATAGTCTTCTAATGGTCTCCTATCCGTATAAACTAAAAATCTTTTTAGTGATTCATCGCTATTAAAAAGGGTAATTAGTCTATAAATATCATTATTAACATCTAGGAAACAATCTGTCTCAACATTATTTTTATTTACTATCATAATACTACCCTCCTATAGTGTTTTTATATAAACTTCTTTCGTAATTAATTTACCTTCATATTCAGCCGAAATAATAACCGTACCGCTATATTTATCTTTAATTGATATAGTTATACTATTATCGCCAAATATTGGCTGAGAATGCTTAATTTTTGACTTCCATTCAACAGCAAAAATAGCATTTTTATTATTTGATAACATATAAGTCTCTGAAGTATTCCATCCAATATAATCATTACCAACTATATAAATATCTTCGGTATCTTCTTGATGCCCTTCTTCGACAATAACTTTAATATCTTTGTATTTTGTTTCATTTTTGCTTAATGCGCATCTAACTATACCTTCTCCAACACCTCTACCAATTATTCTATCTTCTTCTACCTCAATGATACTTGGTGTTAATGATGTTAAAATAATCTTTTCGTCAGCTGTAACGCCTTTGTTTAAAACACTGATTGGCATTTTCTTAACATCTCCTCCATAAAGCTTAATTGGCTCTTCCGCATCAAGTCTAAGAGTATAATCATATACGTCTGTATACGCTATACCATTTTCTATATCATCGGTATCTAATATTCTATCATCTTCAAAAGATAAAATAGAAACATTATCAATAGAAACGTTATCAATATTGGATACTCTGTATGCCTGTCCTTTTATAATAAAACGCATTTCTCTTTTTAAATTTAAGTTCATTGGAGTTGCAGCAACCATATTCCAATCGCTATCATGTAAAACAATATTGTCAAATACACGATTTACATCAGGCGTAACTCCAACCGCATTAGTAATACGACCAGAACGAATATAGGCGTGTTGAACCTGCAATTGTCCGTTTTCATCTATCCATTTTAAATCTCCGGTACAACGATATGCTATACCATTGAATCCTGGCTGGTCTGGACGAAACATCTTTTTAAGAACAATCCAATGTTCATCTCCTTCGGTATCATCAGTATTATCCCAGTCAAAGATAACACCTTTTTCTAATCCAACTTCAAGAGGGGCGATAACATTTGCAGCTTCATACTCTTGAGTTGTTTTAGTAGAAAGGATTGCTATATCCTTTTCTTCTCCATCTATTTTTATCGTAAACCCATATTGGCTATCTTTTATTAAGGAATCTATGCTCTCACTAACTTTTGTTTTAACATACTCTCTTTTTGTCTTACCTTTATATTGTACTCTGTCTCTATATGATTGGTAAGGACTCGACATAATTAATTACCTCGAAAATTGTATCTCTAAATATTTTTTTATTTACATATTTTAAACAAACTACTCGTAAGACTAAATAGCTTTTTACATCTTCTTCTAAATAATCACTTAGAGATATGTCTTGTAAAAATTCATCATATATTTTTAATCAATTCTTACCTTCATCGTTCCAGCATAGCATTTTAAATAATCTATTTACTATTTGATTATAAATTACTTTCTTATCCATAATTTCCCTCCTACGATTCCTAATTTAGTGGGTCTTCTTCATCGCCATTATGAATTGTTTTTTTAGGTTTATCATAAGCCTTTTCAGTTCTTCCTAATCCTCCGAAATTACCTACTACACTTACTCTTTTATAAGTATATTCTGTTTTTGCTTTTCTTGCGTCAGCTAAATATTGTTGATATAAAGTTGTTAAATTTCTTAAATTTTCATTAGGTGAATAAGTTTTAATACCTGCATCGAAATATTGTTGTTCTATTTTTCTACTTGTATTAATATATCTTTCGAGCCAAGCTGCTTTCATACAGATAGCTAAAACTTCTATTTCATCTTCTGACAAAGTTTCATAAAATACTTTGTTTCTCTCATCTCTTTTCCTTAAATCATGCTCACTAAGTCTTGCAAAATCATTAATGGCAGCTAGAAGCACTGGATAAAGTTGAGCATTAATTTGCTCATCTGTTGAATTTGCTAATTGTTCATCTTCAACTTGAGAAAGAAACGCAGTATAAATATCTTGATACTGTGTTATTTTCATAATTATTTCTTAGCAGTCTTTTTACTAGTAGATTTTTTAGTAGCTGCCTTTTTTGTTGGGGCTTTTTTAACAACTTCTTCTTTTTCTTCAACAACTTCTTCTTTAATTTCTTCTTCAACTGGTTCTTCTTTTTCTTCTTCTGTTATTTCTTCTTCAATAATTTCTTCTTCCTCAGGCTCTTCAATAACTGCATTAGGAGCTATAAATCTAATCTCTTTTTCTGTCAATCCCATTCTAAATAATTCATCAGCAGAAACGTTATCTACTTTGACATCTCCTTCTAAAAAGATTTTTTTACTAGCGGGATAATCTAAAATATCTTGCAAGCTTATAGAGCTAATTCTTTGTTTTCCGCCCTTGTGTAAAATATAAGTTCTACCTTGTGTATCTTTTAATCCTATAATATAATCACTTCTGTTTTCAAGGGTAATAATTCTATCATTATTCATCATAATATATTTCCTCCTCCAAAAATTGTAAAAAAAATGAAGAGAAGGCCTTAATTTTTATTAAGACCAACTCATTAAATAACCATCAAACTAGATAGTTGTGTCGCCAGATAATTCTGTATCTTTGTAGATACCCCAGTAATTTTTACCAACTACTGCTACGTCGAACATATGTTGTGCTTGAACTTCGATTGAACCATCTTGTAATCTTTGTTCGTCGATTAAAGTACCACCTTCAAAACCGATTTTAACTGGTTTTTCTTTACCAGCTGGCATGATGTAAACATATCCTTCTTCAACTTCTTTTTCAGTATTAGTTTCATCTTTGAAAGATTGTTTTAATAATACTACATCATTTCCTTTATAACGTCCAACATATCCTTGTTCTCTAACGTCATCATAATCTCTTAAACTAGATGTTGGGTTAGTATCAGGTGCAAATCCTGGAACATTATATAATTTTGATGCAAATGGTTTAGTACAATAAATAGTTACTGAATCACCATAAGCTTCAACTGTTGCTAAAATAGCGTCAAAAGTATTGGCTACGAAACCAGCACCTTTTCCTTTATTAGCAGCAGGCATTTCTTCGTCGTTGAAAGTTGCAATTAAAGCAGCTTGTACTTCATCAAATACACTGTCAGATAATCCTTCAAGGATAATATCCATTAATTCAGCCATGTCAACACGGCCACATAAGAAGTCTCCTAATTCAAGAATAGCAGCACCAGCATAAACTCTTGGACTCATTGTGATATCTTTAGAGTCTAAAATGAATGTACGATATGTACCAAATTCAGCAGCTCTAGTTACAAAGTTTTTACCTCTAGCTCTACCAGTTCTTTGTTTGAAAACGATTTTATCTCCCCAATTTACGCTTTGAATTTCAGCGAATTTACCAAATTGTTCTTTAACTTTACGTGGAATAACAACGTTAGCTACTTGTTCAATTAAGCTGAATAAAGTATTTTTATTAGCTCTGTAATAAGAGTAATCATTGAATGCTTTAAGTTCATTTCTTAATGTTTCGTTAACGTCTTCTAAAGTGTATTCTGCTGGAATGTTTGTATTTGTTGCAGCAGCAATTCCTAGTTCAATTAATTTACTTAAATCCATACTTTATCCCTCCTAATTATTTAATAACTCTGTAAGTAGCTCCAACTTGCATGCTAGGCACTGTTTCGTTTGCGCTACTTTCAATAACTACGATTTTATGATTTCCGAAAGTGAATGTTGTTCCAACAGCTGGAGCTTCAGTAACGATTCCACCTTCATTATTATAATCGAAGTTAGTTGTAAATATATCTCCTGTAGTTAATTTGTAAAGTCTTGGTAAATATCCTTCATTGTTTTCATATACGTAATTTTCCATTCCAGTATGACCGTCTTCATATCTACGTGGATTTGAGAAGTGTAAATACATAGCATCAACACATTTGTCTGCATCATAATCAGCTACGATAGTGTTATCTTCAGCTTGAACGAACATGATAGCACCATTTTCTAATGTATCAATACTTGCGTCTAATTTGCATTGAGCTTCGATTTCACCAGTTTTTCTACTAGCTACTTTGTTTAACTCTGCAGTTGCGTATTTTACCATATTATTTCCCTCCTACTTATTATTTTTATAACTTTTAACTAAATCCCAAGCAGAATTAGAAATTGTATTATCATTGACATTAATGTTTAAACTGAAATTACTATCTTCAGTAGTTTCTTCTTCAGTTGTTTCTTCAGCTGCAATTTGTTCTACTAAAGCATTTCCTAATTCACTTTTTACTTCTTCAATAGTTAAGTTATCAACATTATTTGTTAATTCATTGATTAACTCTTCGTTCTCTAATTTAGTAGAGAATTTTGAGATAATCTCTAATTTTTCTTTTTTTGTATATTGGTTTAATGAATTTAAAGCTTCATTATACTTTTCTTCTAAAGCAGAATACTTAGCTTCTAAAGCAGCGTAATCTTCTTCTTTACAAGAATGGTCTGATTTATCATCAGATTCGTCTTCGGATTCTTCTTCACATACACATGGATTTTCTCCACATTCAGGGCAAACTTCATCATCTTTTTTAAAGTCTGCTTCGGCTTCTTCGACAGTTTCTACAGTTTCAGTTTCACTTTCTTCAGCAGCTTCTTCTTCAACTTCTGTAGTCTCTTCAGTAGTTTCTTCTACTGGTGTTTCTTCAACTACTTCTGTTTCAACTTCGGCTGTTTCTTCAGCAACTTCTTCAGCAGTAACCTCTTCAGTAGTAACTTCTGGTTCTACAATTAAGTTTTCGTTTTCCATAACGTCGTTTCCTCCCTTAACATTTTTTTGTGTATCCTCTATGTATAAAGCATATGCGTTGACCATAGCACTATAAGCACTATAGAAACCTGCATCTTCGAAACAAGGCTCGTAGTCATCACCTAAAACAGTAATACCTGCGAACTCTGCAAAAGTAATTCTGTAGCAAGTCATATCGTCTCTTTTTTCAAAAACACCTTTAATTGTTTTTGGATTAAGTTCCATAGATAATGATTTGTTATCTTCTAAGATAGACTTAGCTTCTTCAAAACGTCCGTCCCAAATGACTACGTCTACTTCGAGATACTCATGACCATTTTCTTCAACCCAACTATAGTTAGGATTTAATGGAACAAATCCGTAAGCACTTTGTTTTCCTCCATGCTCACCGAAATCGCCACTTTCTTCATCATAGTTACCTATGACAGGAGTACCAGGAATTGTTTTAGCCAATTTCTCAGCTACATCGTCGTCAATGATTGAACGATTGCGGTTAAGCCCTTTATAAAAGACTCTTGCTCTCCCCATAGAGAACATACTATTGATTTTGTTAGGAGTACCTAACATATCAATTGAAAAGGTAGCATACTTATGTAACTCATTCATTGTAGCTCCCTCCTATAAACTCGCGTCCTTAGTTATAGTAGAATCTTTCTTATCAGCGTCATCTGATGTAGGACGGCCATTCTGTTTTTCACTGTTTTCTTGGGCTTCTTTATTTTCAGTGATAGTTTGTTGACCATTGCCTGATTTACTATCGGGTTGTTGTTTACCAGACATAGTATGCGAACTTTGTAGGGGAACAAGTTTTGCATCTAAATCCAACACATCATTCTCAAACATATTAAGAGATTCAATATAACGTTGTTTCACTCCCAAAGCTACCTGAGGCACAATTTTGGAAAAACCATATTGAGCTCCTTCAAGATAACTTTTCATCATTTTCTCTCTATTCTTATAGGATGTGTCTAAATAAGAAAATACAAAATCGGTGTTTTTTATAATTGAATTTTTGCAAATTGCTCTTAAGAAGAAATTAAACCATACTTCAATTTGTATTCTTAAATCGTGCATAAACTTTTCATCTTTAGCGATAGACTCTTGTAAAGAACCTGAAGTTGTAGAATTAAATAACTCTGAAGAAACTCCAGCTTCTGTATAAGCTTGGTCAAAATAAGTTTTTAAGAACTCATAGTTATCAGTAGCATCTCCTGTTTCTCCTAAAGTTAAAACTTTTACATCCTTTGCTAAAGTTGTTAAAGCATCAACCATTTCGTGTTTCTTGGCAGCAACACCCTTTAAGTTTTTGTGGAAATCAGCAGCTAACTCTAAGTCTATTTCTGGATTTCCTTCTTTATCTATATCAATCAACTGAACTAACAATTTAGTCATGTTCGTTGCAATATAGTCATCTCTCATTGGTTCTAATTTTTTAATACGAGCCAATAATTCAATAATATATGCTAATGGTGGTAATCCATCGCTAGTAGTAAAAGCTGCACCATTAGTAACTGGAACTATAAACCATTCTGGATTAGTTCCTCTTTTATCTTGCTTTCCTTTTCTAAATTTTTCATACGCTTGACGAATTGCTTTAGGATATTGTCTTAGCACTTCATCTTCAGTTAAAATGTTTTTGTCAACATATTTTGTCATTTGTTCATCAATGAACAATAGATTGATTGCATAAATGTTTACTGCTGGACTACCAGCTGTTCCAATAATCTTACAATAATCAGTTGGCATTTGAATTGCTTTAAAACATTCATCTTTACCTTTTTTATAACTTTCTATATAATAATATACTTGTCCTTCCTTCAAAAGATTTAAAAGTGCATCTTGAGTAAACTTTTCAACTTGCATATCTTCATCTAAAGTTTTTAAAGCAACATTATAATCTTTAATAAGTTTTTTTCTATTACCAAATTTACTATCAACTGTTAAAGGGCTTATAAAATAATCATTATAAAAGATACTAGCTAGATAATCTAAAATTCTTCTATATAAAGAATGTTGATAAAATATCCTAGAAAATTTTCTCCAAGTTTTTTCATCACTCATTGGAGTTTTAATTATATCTTCTAGTTTTAAAGTTGTCGAATCAATAGCTCTACCAAATCTAACTTTACCATCATTATCTAAGACTATCGTTCCATTTGGAACTTCAGTACCCATTTTGCCGATACTCTTTCTAAACTCGTTTAATTTAGCAGCATTATAATTTGCAAATCTTTCTTCTTTTTCCATAATATGTTCTCACCTCCTAATTTAAAAAACTAAACTGAGACCTGCTCCATCCACGATTTTTCTTTCGCTTTTCTTCTTCTTCAACAGTACTTATATAATATAAACCATAACAGAAAGAAGAAACCAAGTCTTTTCGTACATGAGAATTAATTTTATTTAGCACTATAGTCCCGTTAGTATCTAAATTAGCTTTCAAATTTGCTAATTGGTCCTGCAATTTTGTAGTCTGAACATAAGGAATTAGTTTATTTGCTTGTTTTTCTATGCTCATTTTATTCCAAGTCTTATACTGACTGAAGTATCTACGTGCTTGTCTCTCATTTAATAGTAGTGAAATACGTTTTAAACTTAAAATTATATGAGCATTTGAATAAATTTCGCTATTTAATGTTCGATTTGCCTCAATTCCGAACAATTTTCGCACATTTCCACGTTTTTCTGTAGCAGAATACTTAGTTTTATTTAAAAAACCATAAGGTTGATAATAAACACCATTAACTTCTTGCTCATCAATCATATAATCAGCAAGTCCGGCACCATTACCATTAATATCCATTACAATCGCTTTAAAGTCAAACGCTAAATCCATTTGCTTTAACATCGCTGCTTGGTCTCTAAAGTGTGTGCCATTCAATAAATGTAAATTAACTAAATCAATTTTATATCTTTCTCCCGTTGTATAAACTTTAAAAATTTCTGCAACGGTTTGGTCT